TGGATTTATGACTTCCGATGCATTATATCGTGCGGCTATAATGAAATCCATAGAAAATAATCCCCAATATGTAACTTCTCCCGAATTTAAACAAGCAGTATTAAACACAACCTCCATTGCTGATTACATGAGACAAGGTAGAGTTGCTACACATTCCAGTTACTCTATTAATAAAGCAAAAGAACAAGAAGAGAAGCATGGTGGTGCTGCTATTGAAGATATTCACTCCGCTCAAATGGATATTAAAGATACTCTAACCCAAATCCATAAAGCGATGGGTTACAAGAGACGTAAAATGTCTGGTAAACCCGAACAACCATCTTCCGGTGTATCGAATGATTTCACGGAAAACATAACAAATATTTTAAAAACTTTAGAAGAATTATCGATATTTAAAAAAGTATTAGATCGTATCACTACATCTAATGTGGATATGGGAACAGAAGATTCCGATCAACAAGGAACCTTTAGAAAAGCATTGCAATTTAACCAAATGTTGGAACATCCATTAGGAGACGCTGAAATTGCATCATTAGCAATTCTTCCCAGAGATAAAACTGGTAATACCATTATAGAAGATTTGATCGAACAATTCTCGGAGTTAAAAGATACTGGAATACCAATTGAAGAATTTCAAAATGAAATTTCTGATATCATGTCTTATACACCCAACGAAGTTCATCCTGTCTTAAATCTTATTCTAAATGATGTTACACAATCCGAAGATAAATCTGATGAATATCCCGGATATGATTCAGAAATATTAAAACAATACCTTACTACTCCCGAACAAACGGAGGCATTTGATAGATATTATCAATGGTATATTAATAATATGCAGGATAGAATGGAAAAAGCCAAAGAAGCGGCAGAATACGCCAAAGCTGGTTACGAAGAATATAAAGGTATGCTTCCAGAATTAAGAAGAAATTACGCGGAATTCCTCAATAGATGGAAAACTAAAAATGCCAAAAAACAAGTCGATCATGCCAATAGCTTGAGAGTTAATGATGATGATGTTCTCAAGCAACATGGATTATCACCGGATGATATGGATGATTATGTGGCGTCTAAAGTTCCCAAAAAGGAATCCTATGTGATGTCTTACATGACAGAACAAGTGTTCAAAGACAAATTCACCCCGAAAGGTGAATTTAAAGATCGTGGATTTAAGAAGCTGAATTATCTAGAATGGTTAGAAAGAAATTCTTAAGTTTCTTCCACCTTATCAATTTTAGCAGACACCTTTCTTTTAATATCCTTTAATTTATCCAAAGGAGATTCTACTTTAGTCTCTTTCACATCAGAGTCATCTTCATCGTTGCCCTCCTCATCAAAAGGTTCATCGTTAACAGACGAGTATGCCCATTCCGTATCGATTCTCCTTTCTAATTCTTCCAAAAGGTTAGGCCAAACAGTTTTATCTTCTCTCCAAGACTTATAATACCCAAGAGATTCACCCTTCCAATCCTTATACGTCTTACCCTCAAGAACAACGACTCCAAGATCTTTCATAATCTCCAAAAGTCCATATGTTTTATGTAAGCCATTTGCAAAGGATAAATAAAGTTCAACTTCCAAATATTGCTTGGCGAATCTATTTTTTACCGTATAACAACGAAGGAACACGGCGTTATAACCCTTTTGCCCCGCAGCTAACTTGGGATCAATTGAATCTTTATCATTTGCCTTAAGTGGTTTTCTTCCTAATTGGATTGTTACTGAAGGTTTATAAATAGCACCTTCCCCACCCGGCATGTGTTTAACTAATGATGGATACATCGCACTTGGATCACCATACACTTCGTTCGTTACGACAATGGTGGTCTTGGATATCTTACTCCAATTAACACATGTCTTAAGTAATGATTTAATAGCCTTGGCATTGGTTCCCATATCAGCAGCAGCATTACCTTCGCTCATTCGTTTCTCTCCCAATTCAGTTTCCATTTGAGCCATGTTATCGATTATAATAACAAACTTACCTTGGGTTCCTTCGGTTTTTGAAACCTTTTCCAAGAACTGCTTGATGGCAATTTTAGTGTTTTCAACTGTTGTGGTTGAAATATATTTTACTTTCTTAGGATCAATTCCGAACTTCGTACAGCCTTCCTTATCGATAGCATTTTCACTATCAAATACAACAACAAACTTACCCATTTTTTGAGCGTTCTTCATGATATTCTGCATGAAGAACGTCTTGCCCGTCATGGAACCACCCGCAAATTGTGTCACTCTTCCAACAGGAATTCCCTTGTATAAGGAGCGTGATATAATGGCATTCAATGCCATTGATCCGGTATCAATCCATTCATCCACAGTGGAAAGAGTGTCTTGATCCAGATAAGTTGCATATGGAGTTATCTCATCAAGAGAATCCATAAGATCGAAATATTTTTTATCTTCTTTGATCATAAATTATAATTTTATTCTAATGTTTAACTCTTTTAAAGACTCAATTCTATATTGAAGATCGGTATGAATACTTTCCAATTTTTCTCCCAAAGGACTAATACTACATCTAATACGTTTATTCTCCCCGGATGAATCTTGAGGATATTCTGGAGCTAACACTGGTTTCAATCGTTCACTCATCTCTGTAATTTGATAATATAACACTTCTATAGCTTTATAAATATTATCAATTTGTAATTCAATTTCAGAAAAATCCTTGGGAGGAGATATGGGGTCATACCCCCCGGTATATTTTATATCATTCATATATTAGTTCCTTAGATATCGTTTATACTGATAACTTTCGGGTTATTCACCACTGGTGCTGGGGGAGTATTAATAGCGGCGTATCTAGCCAAAATGTCTGGATTTAGTTGAACATTACTCACTGTAATTGCCGTCTTACTATAAGTCCAAGTATTTTCAGTTCTATGTTCCTTATCCAAGAGTTCAAAAAAGAACAATGGAAAAACTTGTAGTTCCAGTTGTCCATTTTGGGATGGTTGAAAATGAAGAACGATTGGGTTGTATAGAGACAACGTGGTATCCGTTTCTCCGATTTCTTCTCCAAGTATTGTTCTTCCAATTTGATCAATAATTACTGCGTGTTTTGGTGTCATAGTAATTATAATTTATCATAGTTGAGGATAAAGTCAACCCTTAAATCAGTTAAAAGAGATTTAATTTTTACTGCGAATTTATTAGATGCCCTTGGTTTATTCATGGACTTTATATATTCAAGTATCTCAATTACTTTCCTATCCAATGAATTAAAAGACATATGATCTATTGGTTGATCAAGTAAAATTCTCAAGGTATAATCATCTATATTTCTAGTAAGTTGGAGTTCTCCCTGTTCAGGAGAATTCTTGGTCAAAATCTGTTGTCGAATATCCTCCATTTGTGGATTATTAAACGGTCCATCATCATTACCAATTAATGCATTTGAAAATTTAACAATCGCTAAATTTTCTGCATCGTCCAACCCCTTAATATACGCTTCGTTAATTGTCATCTTTAAAAAAATCCTCAAGTTCTATTTTAACATTTTCGTTTGGTTTTCTAAGTTTCCAATTAACTGCTTTATATAAGGCATTCATCGATTTAAATACTAAGTCATTGAACATGATTTCATAATCAATATCAAATATTTCCGCTAATTCTTGGGGATATTTACCCATGTATCCAACACAGTCAATTCCATATTTATTGGGAGCTTTTAGAATAAGATATCTAATTTTGTCTCCCTGTTTTAGATATGGATATTTGGATTTAATATCAAGTTCCTCTAAAAGAACATTGAAAAAATGTGCAGCTTTCATATGCTGTTGCATACCCTTGGACGTTCTAAACTTATCACAACCCTTTACGTATTTATCAAATGTATTAATTCCACTAATTCTGGAAACTGTCTCTATTGGAAGTTCTTTAAACTTCTCATATACATCATTGAATAGTTTATTAGTTTCCCCTAATGATCTTGTCGTAATCATTGTTTCCATGACCTTTTTTATATGGGGTTTTAATAATTTAGGCATTGTAGATTTGACCACAGATACTCCAGCATACTTAAATTTATTAACCTTTATTCCCTCACTATCTAATACATGAAGTATATAATGCTTCTTACCTAGGAAAATTCCTCTATCACAAATGGTTTCTCTTTTGTAAATTATTCTACTATCAATAGATCTAAATGATTTCACGAACCAGTTGGATATATTAGTATTGATATAATTCTCAACTTCGTCACAAATTTTTAAAAACTTCGGAGATACTTCATCACCATCCTTAACTTCACAATCAATATTTCCTAATGAGAAATAACCAGAGTCGGTATCCCCTGCTATACAGGATTTTTCAGCATCCTCTTCAGATATATTAAATATACTAGTTAAACATTCGATAAAAAGAGCCTTATTTTTCTTATTAACTGCTTGTCCAGTTAGAGTTACTGATGCAGCAATATCATCATCTGCCATAGCAGCATATGGGGTTCCCGTATATCCATATACAGAATTTAGTGTGATCTTATAAGCGTTTTGGAATGTATCACACTTCTGAATCTCGTATTTAATTTTAGATATCTCTTCTTTTGAAAGAGTATCCTTTTCATCCAACAATTTTTTAGAGAGTTGGAATCCCTTATATTTCATAGCCTTTCTCTTCGTGTAGAGATTGTCCAAGAACTCGGCCATAATTCCCTTTTTCTTTTGAGAAAATAAGTGTCCAGATTTTGAAATAGCAGCCTTTTCCTCATTAAGATATTTTGCGAAACTAGCTTTATCTAATTCAAATGTTTTTCCAGAGATGTGGTGGATATTAAATTTATCGCCATTCCTCTCCATCTTTCCAAGCTTTGTCTCTGGAGAAATGTTTAGGGAAATCATTATACTTGGATATAGGGAGTTGGCATCAAATGATACCATGTTTTTAACAAATCCAGCCTTTGTTTCCTGAACATATCCACCGGGATTCTTACCCTCTCTTTTGGCTCCCATAGTAAAGGTTGGAATAAACTCACCCCTTTCTCTAGACTTGATAGCAATTGATCCATTAATAACTGGAACTGTTTTAACAGCAGCCTCTAGGGAAGTAAGTCCTTGAATTGCTAAGAACCTAATCAATGATATATAGTCAAGTTTCACATCCAGCTTAGATATAAGTTCAACGTCCTGTATATTATACTCAACATACCTCTTCCAGTCATTAACCGATAAGTTCCAAAGACTTCCCTCATATTCTACCTTATTTTCATCTAGTTCCTGTTCAGCAATGTAATCTAATTTATATGACTCTTGCTTCTCCCTTTCAAACTTCTTGAAGAGAACCATATAATCCAAACATGAAACTCCGTCGATCACATATTCTTTACTTGGCATTCCAAACTTACCCGTAGGATTTATTTTCTCATAGATCCTACCCATAGGTGATAATTTATCAGCCCATTCCTTTCCAAGTTCAAAAGTAATCCTGTTTATAATGTAAGGAACGTCATATCCTGAAGAATTCCACCCACATAATACATCTGGATAATCATTTGAGAAATATTTTATGAATTTCTTAAGTAAATCATGTTCAGATTTACAGTGATGGTATATTACATCCTTTCTATCAGCATCATATGCCTTTAAACCAAAGACTGTATACTTTTTATCAAGAGAATCGTAACATGTTAAAAGATTTATAACCGTATCAGCCAATTCCACATCTGGCATTTTATCAGGATGGGGATTTTCAATGTCTATTATACAAACCTTTAATGGATGACTCCCAAAGTCATCATCCTCATTACAATGGTAGTAATTATCGATTAGAAACTGTTGATATGGTGGAAGATTCTCGAAGATTCTCCTAATTCCAGACTCTTTTACAAACTTATTTCGATCCCAAAGAGTTTCAAACTCTCGTTTCTTTAAAGTTGTTCCATAAATGGATTTGGAATCACCATTCTTACTTTCCAAGTATAGGTATGGTTTGTAATCCAATTCTTGAAATACTCTATTCCCTTGAGCATCCCAAGTCCAGAGGTGGATGGATTTACTTTTCGAATTATACACACAATTTCTATACATAATTATTGTTTTACAGTATCCAAATAAAATAGATGTAATCCCAATTGGTTTTTATTAAATGCTTTATATACACTACAGGGAACGAACTTCCCTTCTATCATTTTATAAAATTCATCGATGGTTGGAAGTTCAATAGTTTGCCCATAATGGAAAGTTTTACCCCCTATACATATTCCTAATATCATTGAGCTAAAATTCGTAGTATCTAATATCTCATATGATTGATTTATATACTTTTCAATTTGAGATTTTTCTAAATGTTGGAACACATTAAACGAATATATTAGATTAAATTTATTTTTGTAAAGTTGTAATTGTTCATCACTCAAGGTTCCATCTTCTCCTTCCACTTCAATACAATCATCAAATCTCGAAATTAAATCAAATCCCGTGTAGTCGTAGGTGTTTGCGTCTTTGGTTTTTAGATATTCGAATATACTACCATAACCCGCACCAATTTCTGCAATATTTGTATGTATACATCGAGACTCTGCATTCATGAAAAACAAATCCATTAACCCTGAAACACCAGAATAATGGGCAATTGACCAATTCACTTTATTAGCATCTTCTATTTTCTTAATATTAAGATCAGTTAATAACTTGACATCGTTATTAGCTATTGGATCAGTTCCAAAAAATTCATGTGATGCTTTCCAAAAATTTTTATAGTTTATTTTTTTAAACTTACTACAAA